TCCTGCATCGTGGTAGATGTTCAGCCCGTCTACGCTGACGGTCGCAATAAAAACGAAAACCTTGATATGTTTCAGGAAATGGCGCAATTCTTGTTGAAACAGAAAGGCCCTATCTTGATGTTTGTCAATGCCGAACGAGATGGATTGACAGACGATACAGTTGAAAGTGTTAAGGACTATTGGAACGAAGAGTTAGGCATCGATTACGACGAAACATTCTGGAACCGTGTCACCCTTGTTGACAAAGGATACGGATATCTTAGATCATGGATGGACCATTGGGATGTGGACAACGCGGCGATCATTAAAACCATCCGATTGATGTACAAACAAAAAGTAACTGATAGTAGAATGTTGTTTGGCAATATGGACGATGATGCGAAAGATGATTATGAAAGTCGCATGGGACGTTTTCTAGGTGATCAATGGAATGATTGGATGTCCGACGACCCTATCTCAGTGGAATGGACATCAGTAGCACAACTTAAAAAGTTCAGTGGCTCGTACATCATGGGCGGCGGCAGAAAAGAATGTCTGCGAGAAGTCGAACTCTTAATGAATGCCTTCAACATCAAGTATAAACGTATCGAAGATTTTGTTTACGGATAATTCCATGTTTTCCGGTCTAAATTAAAACATACATTAGAGCAGTATTTCCTACGAGCCTTCGACGGCCACACCATAGATACATCACCACAGTGGAGACACGTAACTTCCACATGAATTGTACGCAACGGTCTTGTACCATACCTTGAATCACGAGCTTTTCGTCTTTTTTTGGTCGCCTCTCTTTTTGCCAGTACTTCGGGCGGCAATGTCCTCCCGCTGAGTGCCTTTGACATCCGCTTACAAAACTCATCTGGCCTTTTTCTGCCTGTCAACGTTCGGGAGATTTTCTGTTTTGTTTCTTCCGTGTGTGTTCTCCCAGACATGGCATGTCCACCACCCAACGCAATATTTTTACATAATGGATCATCCAGTGTATCTTCGGTCACCATAATCGCTTCGTGTGTCAGCGCATCGATTTCTGTGTCGAAGAAAGCTAAAATTCCGGTTATAAGCATGCGTTGATCCCCGACCCCTCGTTTTACCCAATGTCCGCTCCCCTGATATCCGTCATTCAGGTCGTGGGTAGAATGTTTGCCGATATAGTACTCTCCCGAAAACGGGTCCACGGTCTTGTACGTGAAGTGGTACTTACTCATGCCCTAACTCCACGCGATATTGGTGTGACATTATATCCGCCTCTTCGGGAGAGTATCCCAGATTGACCCAATACGTCACCGTAGTTTTCTTGTAGATTGTAAAATTATAAATAGTGGCAGACATGGTGAACTCCTTCATAGTTTGTCTTGTTTAGGAGCCATTTGATGTTTCAGCATCAATGGCTTCGCTATTATTTATCATACCTAGGAAAATATTGACTCTAAGTTCAGATTTGCGATACAATAGTGAATGAATTTAATTCAAGAGACAGTAATACATGCGTGGAAATCTGGCCGACGTACAAGGAATGCAGCCAAGGGATGGTGTAGCGGAAACGCCGTCTGTTGCCCACACAATGGTGAAACAACCGACCGAAGAAATCGAGGGGGTGTCCTCTTAGATACTGACGGTAGTGTAGTCTACAGTTGTTTCAACTGTGCATTCAAAACCGGCTGGAAACCCGGCAGACCTTTATCATTTAAACTCAAGGAACTATTGGATTGGTTAGGTGTATCCGAAGGAAAAATTCAATCATTAGTATTCGAAGCATTACGTCTTCGAGAGCATATGATTCAAACCGAGGAAATCGCACCTGAAGCCGTTGAAATATCGTTCACCCCAAAGAAACTTCCAGAAGAAGCCAGACCAATTGGAGAATATCTCGATAATCCCGAGGTGGCACCTGTATGTGAGTACCTGTTTGATCGTGGGTTCACGTTCAATGAGATCGCAGATGACTTCTGGTGGACACCTGAGACAGCCAAGCGAGCGCATAAGCGAGCAATCTTGCCATTCTATTGGAAGAACAAGATCATTGGATACACAAGTCGAGCCATCGCCGAGAACTCTGCACTGAAATATATCAACCAGTTTGAACCGAACTACGTCTACAATACCGACAATCAGCCCATCGAAAATAAATATGTTATCGTTGTCGAAGGACCGATAGATGCAAAGTTCATTAATGGTGTGGCTATCTGCTCCAACAGTGTGTCCGATGAACAGGCAGAAATCATAGAACATCTAGGCAAGGAAGTAATCGTTTGCCCAGATCAAAACCAAGCCGGTGACAATCTTGTTCGTGCTGCATTGAAGTATGGATGGAGTGTTGCGTTTCCTGAATGGGATGATGGAATAGAAGACATCAACGATGCCGTGAAAGCGCACGGAAGAATTTATACGCTACAGAGTATATTTCGAACTAAAGAACATAATCCTCTGAGAATACAATTGCTATCAAAGATAACAGCGGAATAGGAAATACACTTTGCCAATAACTGACTTTACGACCGACACACAACATTTGTTTCTGGAGATGATGCTCCAGAATCCTGACATGTACGCCCGTGTTCAAAACATCTATAAGACCGAGTTGTTCGATAAGAGTCTTCGTAAACCCGCAGAGTTCATCCGAGACCACTGTGAAAAATATACCACGATGCCAACGCAGGAACAAATGACTGCGGTGACCGGCATGAGATTCAATCCACAGCCGAATGCAAAAGAAGGAAACTACGATTGGTTCTTGGAATCATTCGAAGGCTTCATCAAACAAAAAGCATTGAACAACGCTATTCTTACAGCCGCAACATTCTTGGAAGAAGGCAACTATGATCCGGTTGAAAAACTGATCAAGGATGCCGTCCAGATATCATTGACCAAAGACATGGGTACCGATTATTTCGAGAACCCATTAGAACGAATGCAAACCATGTTGGATACCCGTGGACAAATCAGCACGGGCTGGAAAGACATGGACGAGATGTTGTTCGGTGGAATGAACAAAGGAGAACTGCAAATATTTGCTGGTGGTTCCGGTTCAGGTAAATCATTGGTCATGCAAAACATGTCAGTGAACTGGATGGAACAGGGAATGCATGGCGTGTATCTCACATTGGAACTCGATGAGGGTATGTGTGCTCACCGCTTGGATTCTATGGTGACTGGAGTATCGTCGCGAGATGTATTCCGACAGATGGATGAAGTAGCCATCAACTTGAAAGAGAAATCTGAAAAATACGGCAGTCTGCACCTGAAGTACATGCCATCACAGTCGAACATCAATGACATCCGGGCATATATCAGAGAACTCGAAATCAAAACCGAGCGCAAGATAGATTTCTTGATGGTGGATTATCTTGATCTATTAATGCCAGTGTCCGTCAAAGTTGATCCGAGTAACTTGTTCGTTAAGGACAAGTACGTATCCGAAGAATTACGCAATCTAGCCAAAGAATTGAATGTGTTGTTCGTAACAGCATCTCAGTTGAACCGTGAGTCAGTGGAAGCCGAAGTGATTGATCACAACCACATCAGTGGCGGCATCAGTAAAATCAACACAGCGGATAATGTGTTCGCTATTGCCACTAATGCAACTATCCGCGAGAAGGGCGAATACCGAATTCAAGCATTGAAAACTCGTTCCAGTTCCGGTGTTGGAAAAACGATTACGTTAGATTATGATATTGCTTCGTTGAGAATATCCCACTGTGAAAATCCACCGGATTACACCAGTAAAAAACATCGTGCTTCATTGATCGCAGATAACAACAAAACTGGTGATCTCGATGATGGTGTAATGGATGTAATAAGCCCAGATAACTTCCCCAATCCACGACACAAAGCACTACCGGACTCGGATACATCGGAGGATGACGAGGGTGTGGTTGCGCAACGACGTATGACGGATATGTTGGCCATAATGAAAGCGCCTAGCGTGGAAACGCCACCTCCACCACCACCACCACCATCGAATGAACCACCCATCGAAACACCCAAAACGAGTATATCAATTGATCTTAATCGCATAAACGGCATACAAACGTTGGATGACGAAGAATAGCTCGTTCCGAATATTCTGCTAAATACAGAATAAACGAAGGGTGGTCATGCGTAAGAAAACCAGAAGTGTATTGGAAGAGATTGACTCGATTTTACCAGATCGGGACAAATCTCATGTCATTGAAAGCCGAGCGAACCATATTATATCGAGTGCTATCAATCTGATCAACTTAATGTATGAATCCTTTGATGAGGATGTTGCAAAAGACCTTGAGAAACGCTTTCTTAATAGCGTTCGTACTCAAGATGGCAAGAAATTTGTACGTGGCATCCGCAAGATAGACGAAAAGAAGGATTTTCTATAATGCGCACGATGAGAGAAATAATTACCGATCTGGATAGGATCGACAGTGGTGTTGTAGTGCTTGAAACCATTATCATGAATGAATTCATGGGCATGAAGAAAGATCACGGCAAAGCACGGACCAAAAAGATTGCAATCGTTGCTAAAGCAATGGAAGACGACTGGCAAGCAAATCTAGCTAGTGCTGCAGCAGGTGCCGGTCAAGATGTTAACGCATTCAGCAAATCCGAAGATGGTAAGCATTATCGCGAAGCATACACCAACTGGATCAATCAAAAGCTACAGGGCAAGGGCGCAGCAATGGGTGTACCGGATTTTCCCACCACCGAAGACCCACGTGCCAAAAAGATTCGAGCAGATCATATTATGTCAGTAGTTGGTAAATTTTCACAAAACCGCGCAATGGGTAAAGCCAAGAAGACAGGAGCACCATCCGGCGATGGAACAACAGAAATTCCACCAAAAGGCACTCAAGCAGAACTGCCTAATGGTAAAAAAATTGAATGGCAGGGACAGATGTGGGGCCTAATTACCCCCGATGGTAAAATTGGACAATCAGTAAGCAACGATGTTGGCATGAGAGCATGGCGAGCATCTAAAAAGAGTCAATGATATGGAAATTACAAAACATGTCATACAGAACAAAGGAAAATGGAGTATAGCAGCCGTGATAGGAACAGTAGCATCAGGCGTGGCAGTATGGGCCTTCTTGGGATTGCCTACCGTCATGTTTTCACATCAAATCCCAACAGCAACGCAAATAGCACAACATGAAGTATACCAAGAGGTCGGAGCAAGCTACATTCAAGATAGATTGTACAGTCTGAACCGCCAACGGATAGATATCATGGAAAAGTTGAGATCATTGCCCGCATCGACCAATATGTCTTCGAGGGATCATGATTTCAAACGCATGCTACTTGATCAATTGAGCCGTTTGCAACAACAGATCGAAAACGCAATTCATCTTGATAAGAAGCTTCGCTAAATACAGCATGGAAGATAACGATGAAATAGGCGGTCATATGATATCTCCGACCGGTGATGTCATCGATGTCGGGTGGCATGAGGAACATGACCAAAAATTCGAAGGTAGTTGGGATCAAGCATTTCGGGATGGATGGATTCGGATTGTTGCCGCTGGTGGCGAAGATAATCTTTTTGGTGATATGGAAATACAGTATCGAACCTTAACTCCAGCATCCCTTAGAACCCTAATTATGTATATTAGTACTCGCAGACCATACAACACATACGCAGAATTCGCGGAACCAACGTCAGCATCTAGCAACACTTCATTCTTCTCGGGTACAAAAAACGCATGGAAGAAACTTATTAACTGGTTACGCCAAGGCGGCACCACCGCAGTACAGGTTAATGAGTCCGAAGAAGACGCTAAATACAGCATGGAAAATAACAAACCAAAATTCAGTTTCATTCAAGAAGAGCTAGCAGAAGCAAGACTGTTCCGTGGTGCAAAATCACTACAAAAGCACTCAAGCTCATCTGTTGCGGAAACGGTGATGTCAAATGTATTGATGCTTGAGATCATGCGCCATGAAAACCCATCATGGGCACAAACATACGCCCGTAGAACAATGCAATTCGGCGGTAGGTTCGATGCAATGCGTCCAGCCGGTACCGATCTACATAATCTGATCTCCGCACTGAATTCACCACAAGCAGTAGAGAAATATATGGCGAATGACCCGATTGTGCAGATACCCGACATGAGAACCAAGCGATATTTCCGCGATATGCTCGCTGGAAGATCAAATCCTTCTTCTACCCGCGAGTTCTTGTTAAAGTTTGAACGTTCTATGAACATTTCGTCAGGTCCATTGCGTTCTGTTCGCCGAGTAGTCGCCGACTGGGACAAAGCAACACCGGGAGAGCGCCAAATGGCCACATCTCGTTTGATGTTGCACATGAATCAGGGAAAACGTATCGAAGATATGTACGCACCGTTCGCAAAGATGGCAAAAAAGAAAAACTACATGGATAAAGCCACCGCAGGCAAAAAAGGCTTGCCATTATGGGCAAAGGCAGGTGCAGCAGCCGCCGTGGGTTACGCATTAGGACGCAAATTCAACGCATAAGTATAAATACAGTATATAAACCATTAAGGAGATATCAAAATGGCAGAACTAACACGAGTACACCCAGTAGCAGCTACTGGAGCATTTGACACCGAAGGTAAAGAACTTACTTTCTTCACAGTTGATTACATCAACGCAGTAGACGGTTCAGCAGGACCAAACGGCGCACAAGCAGCAGTAATGCACACTATCCAGCATCGTTGTGTTGTTGCTCACGCAGGTGGACTATTCACTACCAACACTGAGCAAACATTTGCAGTCGAAGGTGACTTCACCGGAGCAGCAGGTAACTATGATTCATTGGACGGTTCAGCAACCGACACCACATTCGTTCTAGCTTTGCAAGATGACATTCGTGCTCTAGGCACAGTTGATGGCATCGTACTTACATCTGCAACAGTTACTGAAAAATCACTACAGATTACTACTTAATCGTAGCATTCATTTAGCAGTGCTTTAGGGCACATCAGTCTACTCAAAGCGAATATAAAGGGCCACTTTTGTGGCCCTTTTTTCGTACCGATGCTAAATACAGTATAGAAACCATTAAGGAGATATAAAATGGCAGAACTAACCAACACCCGCGCTAATGCGGATTCCGCACAAACCCCACAGACAGCAGGTACGCTTCACAGCTTTATCGGCCCACGTGGCGTAAAATGCTTTCGCATCATGATCATCAACGGCTCATCTGAGGCAGTTGACATTACTGGTGAAGTTGGCCCCGGTCTAAACACCGTTGCTCTTCTACTTCAAGAAATTGAAGTTCTAGCATCTGTTCTAGTATATCAGCTAGAAAATGACGCAACTGGTCAAATCAGTGTAATGACTGAAGGTACCGATTCATGGGCAGCAGCAGCAATGCAAACAGCTATCCGTGCAATGGGCACAACTGTTGGACCAAACAGCATCGACGTAAGTCTTTCAACTGTTGTAGACAACGGCTTCGAACTAAGCGCATAATCATAACAGATATGTAATCAGAAAGGGACTTCGGTCCCTTTCTTTTTGTGTAAATACGGAATGAAAACACTTCATTCAGAGTTCCGCGATCCCCGAATCGAACAACTAGAATTATCCAAACTATCTCCAATGGACATCCACAAAGACGGCAGATGGCAATACCGAGATATGCCGAGCATACAATCGGATGGTCTGTTTTATCCTATTGCATGTTATTGGTTGAATGAAGACATGTGGTTCCGATCATTCGTGCGTCCGCTTCAACATGCAGTAGATATCAGAGAACCTATCGTAAACGATGAAGGTATGATTCTAGCTATCAAAATAGGCAATAACAAGTTCCAAGTCGCAGAACATCTCGGGTACACACATATAGATGGCATTGTGTTTGAGAACTCCGATGAAGCAACAAAACATGGTCTATGGTATAGAGTGTGTGATCCATTGCATAATCCAGAGAAAATCTATTTGAATACGTTTAACTACGACTAAATATCCTTGAAACGAGGATAACAAGATGGCCACTGAACGAAACCACGGCATGGCACACCAAGACTACAATATCGGGTCTGGTGGATTAGAGTTCTTCACATGTTACACATTAGTTGATATCACGAAAACAGGTATTGTAAGCATATACAAGCCTTCTCCTATCTTTTTGGATGACGTTGGTAACCTAATTGTAGATCAACAAACATGGAATGATTCCCGCAATCAACAACGTAACTGGGAAACCGCAGTACAGATCATTAGTCTACGCGCACAGCCGATGTTTCTGGAAGAATCTAAGATGATCAAAGACGTTGATTTCACCACAACTAAATTCGGGACAGAGTACACGGGCACTGCCCATGTGTGGTCGTTCAACTTTGGCTTCGAAAACCAAGGCATTCCGGTCGAGAGTCTAAAGCAAGATATCGATTCGATTCCTATCATCATTGGCCTAAACGAGATGGTTGACTTCCCGGCAAAAACCTTCATCACAAGCTCTAAATATGCCAACGTTTACTTCGAATCCAGCAAAAACTTCGGCTATAATTATGTTTGATGAGTCACCTAAATACCTGTGAAGATAAGATGCATAGGCAAAACATTTCAGGCAAAAAGATCAGGCAATATTCAAGGCACAAAGATAGCATGTTAACTCCTTAAAGATATAGGAAGAACAAGATGAACGTAGCGACACCGAGTACGGAAATAGAAAAAGTGAGCCTTGAAGCTCATGTGGAGTTATGCGCAGCGAGGTATAGTGGGTTGGAAGATAAGTTGAATAAATTAGAAGAAAAAGTTGATGAACATATCAGCGTTGTTGACCGTCGAATGGGTACGGTAGAAACAGCATTGAATGATTTGTCCAAAGCAATTTATAAACAACGTGACTACGCAAATACTCGATTAATCGGGTGGGGCGTAGGCGTCATAGTAGCACTTACGTCAGCATTGGCTTTCGTTGTCTACCATATGATAGCCGGTTAGCATAAATACTCAAAAGGATGAGTGATGCTATTATCAGAATTATTTGAAGAAAACGACGTTGTAGACGAAGCCATGGCTTGGGCTAAATCTGGCAATAAGGTTGTTCGCAAATACAGATGTACTTCTGGACCCCGTAAAGGACGTGTAGTTAGTTCACCCGGACAATGCTTTGCCGCCCCAGATATAAAGAAACGCACGAAATTGCGCATGACAAAGGCGAAACTCGGCAAGCGAATGACCCGTAAATCCAAGAAGTCAAAGCGTACAAATCCAACATCACGTCGGGTACAGGCCCTAAATAAGTCAACGTCGAGGAAACGATAATGTTAATCAAAGGATTTATGAACGAACAGGGCAACCCTATGCAGATCACTAACGTGACGCAACAAGGTCAAAATCAAATTGTTCAATACACAGATGATCAGGGCATGGAACAAACGGTCACTGCTAATGATGATATTAAAGACACCAAGACAGCAACCATTCAGCCCGGTACAAATCACGGAGAAATGGTATTAACAATGCCACAGGTTCCCGGCCAGCCAAAACCACAACAGCAACAGCCAAAACCATCACAACCATCGACCCCATCCGTGCCAACTACTCCTACTTTGAAGAAACCAATGGCACCAACCCCAACCGGACAGGCTACTAAGAAAGCTACTGTCGGAAACACACTTTTAGTGCAGGATCGTTTATCCGAAACGACCCGATACACTTTCAAAGAAGCGGTGAACATGGCCGCACAACTAGTATCCAGAAGCCGTGGAGATGTATTGGTAGTTCGTAGAAAAGGCCCAGAAGCCATTCATCATGTGATTGCAGAGTCAGCATATGACTCATGGAAGACACCAGACCGTAAAAGATATAGCGTTGTTCATCTACAGGAAAGTCAAAACTCGAAAGTAGTCAACCTGAATGGAAAACAATACGGGATACACAACATCGATTCATATCAACGGTTGTCTATCACTACATCTTATGACCGAGTTATACCCAGTACTGCTCAATCGGCCCGCCCACAGCGTCGGCCTGTGAGACGAACAGTTGATCCGAGTGGTCCACTTGGTAAAAGAATCTTGAAATCAGCAGGGGTGTCCATGGATGAATTGCGCCAAGCAGCCCTTAATGCTCAGAACAATGAAGTACAAAATTAATGATCAGGTTCGCGTCTCGATAAGTATCGATGAGCAATCCTTGTTGAACAAATACGAGGACTTGCGTTGTATGCAAGAGAGTAAATTAGACGAATCTGAGATATTAGCCGCGAACACGCTGGTTAAAAAGACTGTATTGAAACGGAAAAAGTATGATGGCAATTTATGGTTCCTCTTCAACTAAGGCCAAGATCAAGAATGGATTAACGTCCTTGATGGATCAAAGTAACGCTCCTGTTATCAAAATAGATCAAACAGTTGCATATGTTAATCAATACCACATATTCTATGCCGACAAAGGCTGGCATGTTAAGAATTCTCACGGGAAGGTATCGGTGAACTCGTTCGGCACTAAAATGGTGGCAGTTGCGTGGGCAGTAGCCCGAGTTACTCAATGCCAATCCATGGCCAAACGCATCTTGAGATCAGAACGATCATTCTATGGTCGTCAATACGAGGTGAAAAACAACCAACATAACCTGAAACTGGCTATTGATCGCAATGATGAATGTCGAATGGATATACTCCGGACAAAGTTGTCAGAATCGACCATCAACCGCGATAGGGAGTTGGAAAACCTCAAAAGAATAGTTAAATCCGTGAGAGTTAGCTAAATACAATATATAATTTAGGATTGAACATCATGAAGTTAACAGAAATTTCGCCCAAGGCAAGCTATGAGAAAATGAACAAGGTCTTCGAAACCCGTTTCGGATTCACCGTGGATTTCAAGAATCTTA